AAATCAGGACAACGTAGAGTACGTATCCTACCAACACCAGATGGTTCTTCACCATTCAAAGAAGCATGGTACCACGAAATTCAAGTTGGTGGACAATGGAACAAATTCTTTGACCCAGGAAAGAATGATAACGAACGTTCACCTTTGAATGAGGTTTACGAAGAGTTGATGTCTACAGGTAAAGAATCAGACAAAGAATTGGCAAAACAATACAAGTCTCGTAAGTTCTACATCGTTAAAGTGATTGATAGAGACCACGAAGAAGACGGTGTTAAATTTTGGAGATTTAAACACAACTATAAGAATGATGGTATCTTAGATAAAATCATTCCAATTTGGAGAAACAAAGGTGATATCACCGACCCTGAAAAAGGACGTGACCTTGTTATCGAATTAAGTAAATCTAAAACACCTGCGGGTAAAGAGTATACAAGTATCTCTACAATCATGTACGATGACCCAGCTCCTGTTCACGAAGACAAAGCTCAAGCTAATGTTTGGATTAATGACGAGATGACTTGGTTAGATGTATATTCTAAAAAACCTGTTGACTATCTTGAAGCGATTGCTCGTGGAGAAACTCCAAAATGGGATACTGAAAAAGGTGGATATGTATATTCAAATAATGATGAATTGACCACATCTATTGGCGGGAGTAAAACAACCAAAATTGTTGACCCACAATTAAATGATGAAGCTGACGGAGAGTTACCTTTCTAAATAAATTATTAAAAAAAATCTGACGGGAGCAGTTTATTGTTCCCGTTTTTTTGTTTATATTTTATAAAAAAAACACTATGAAACCATTTATCGCAGAAAAATTAAAAACAGCTTTAATAAAAAAATATGAGGCTGAGATATCAGATTCTGAAGCAAGATTATACATTTATTTCAGTAGCTCAGTTGGTATTGGAGAACATCCACAACATACAGAAGAAATGGATAATTTAGTTGAAAAATTAACAAATGCAAAAGACAAACTACAAACAATTATAAATTTTAATATTTATGGGGAAAATGGCAATTAAAAAAAACGACTTTAACTCAGTAAAGAAAAAATTCTCTACTTCTGCTAAATACAAACCACAAAGATTTTTTGACTTAGGTCCGGACTTCTTAGACGCGGTTGGACTACCAGGTCCTGCAATTGGGCACTTAAATATGTTCTTGGGTCACTCTGACACAGGAAAAACAACTGCGTTAGTTAAAACTGCCGTTGATGCCCAAAAGAAAGGTATTCTACCTGTATTCATCATTACAGAACAGAAATGGTCGTTCGAGCACGCTAAATTAATGGGGTTTGAGTGCGAAGAAGTTGTTGATACTGAAACAGGAGAAATTGATTGGGACGGTTTCTTCATCTTTAATAATAGTTTCAATTATATTGAGGAAATTACAGATTATATAAACTCATTATTGGATGCTCAAGAAAAAGGTGAATTAGATTATAGTTTATTGTTCTTATGGGATTCTGTAGGTTCAATTGGATGTAAGATGACATTTGAAGGTCGTGGTGGTAAAATGCAAAATGCCGGCGTTTTGGCGGACAAAATTGGAATGGGTATCAATCAACGTATTTCGGGAAGTCGTAAGGCAGAATCAAAATATGAAAATACTTTGGTAATTGTTAACCAACCTTGGGTGAGTTTACCAGATAATCCATTTGGACAACCTAAAATTAAGAGTAAGGGTGGTGAAGCTATTTGGTTAAATTCCTCATTAGTGTTCTTATTTGGTAATCAAAAAGAGGCTGGTACTACTAAAATTACTGCAACTAAAGATAAACGAACTATTAAATTCGCTTCAAGAACAAAAATTTCTGTTATGAAGAATCACATTAACGGACTTGGATATGATGATGGTAAGATAATTGTAACCCCACACGGGTTTATTGCTGGCAAAGAGTCCACCGAAGAAAAATCCAATATAGAAAAATATAAAAAAGAACATGCCGAATATTGGAAAGAAATTATCGGTACTGATGGTGATTTTGATTTAAAGGAAGAAAAAGAAGAAGATAATTAAAAATGGAAACCAAAGTTTGTACAAAATGTAATATTGAAAAAGAATTGAAATACTTTAACAAGATGTCAAAAGTCAAATGCGGGGTTAGAAGTTATTGTAGAGAATGTCAAAGTATTGAATCTAAAAAGTATAGAATAGATAATAAAGAAAAAATCAAAGAATATAATACTAAATGGAACAAAGAAAACCAAGAATACTATAAAAAATACTTTGAAGAATATAATAAATTGAACTACGAGAAAGAAAAAGAAAGAAAGTTAAAATGGTCTCGTGATAATAAAGAATATTCAAATAATTACCAAAAACAAAGAAAAAAAGAAGATATTCTATTTAGACTTAAAACTAACATTAGAACTTCAGTCAATAGATATCTAAAATATAAGTCGAAACATACTTTCGAAATTGTTGGATGTTCTCCACAATTCCTTAAGGAACATTTAGAATCCCAATTTATTGATGGTATGACTTGGGAAAATAGGAGTGAGTGGCACATTGACCACATCATTCCGTTATCATCGGCAAAAACAGAAGACGAACTTTATATGTTATGTCATTATAAAAATCTTCAACCATTATGGGCGGAAGACAATTTGAAAAAAAGTAACAAGATTTTATATTAATTTAAATCACAAATGTGATTAAGACATTACTAGTAGACGGAGATAATTTATTTAAGATAGGATTCCACGGAGCAAAAGACGTGTTTAACGACGGAGCTCATGTGGGTGGAGTATTTCACTTTGTGAGTATACTCCGTAAATTTCTTAATGAACACAACCATGATAAAGTTGTTGTGTTTTGGGACGGAGATTCAAATTCGTCCATCAGAAAATCTATATACCCCCAGTATAAGGCGAACAGACGACAAGACGATATGAATGAATATAAGTACGAATCGTATTTGTATCAGAAGTCTCGAATCAAACAATATCTTGAGGAGATATTTGTAAGACAGGTTGAGATGCACGACAATGAGGCAGATGACTTAATTGCTTATTATTGTAAGATATCTAAAGACGAGAAGATTATCATTTTTTCTGCGGATAAAGACCTTACACAGCTTATCTCTGAACATGTGACAATCTATTCGCCTATCACAAAACAGTACTTTAAAAACGGAGATATGATATCTCTAAACAAAGTGGATATACCTCACTACAATGTATTGTTGACAAAGATATTCACGGGGGACAAATCAGACAATATTGAAGGAATACAGGGACTTGGAGAAAAAACATTAGTTAAGTTTTTCCCTCAGGTGCAGAAGAAACCTTGTACTATGGAAGAAATTTTAGATTGTGCTCGAAATCTTTTGCAGGACAAACCTTCAAAAACATTCACAAATCTTTTGACTGGTAAGACAAAATCAACTATACTTGGTGAAGAGTTTTATACAACAAACAAAAAGATAGTCGACCTTACAAACCCTTTAATCACTACCGATGGAAAAAAATTAGTTGAACAAATTTTAACTGACACTATAGACCCTACAGATAGGGGATATAAAAATTTAATGAGAATGATGGTGGAAGATGGACTTTTCAAATATCTACCAAAAAATGACGAGGCTTGGGTAAACTTCCTAACACCTTTTATGAAATTAACAAGAAAAGAAAAAAGAAACACAAAAAAAAATTAATTATGAAAGAACAAGACAGCACTAAAATAGAATTTTTATTAACATTAAACGATAACATCGTTGTTCAAAGATTCTTTAATGTCAGAGGGTATAACCCAAAGGCAAAAAATTCCGTAGACTTATACGACTTTATCTCACAATTTAAAAGAGAACTTGAGTATCACCTAAAAATGAAAACAGTAATTTATATGATGGACAATATGAATTTAATTATCAATGACCCGTTAATCATGGAAACATCCCTTACTGAAGGTAGTGAACAATTTAATATTTATCTTAAAATTGGTGAACAGACAATTTGTCATAGATGTATTGATGGAAAAAAATTCCCACCAAAAGTTCGTTATACTGTTGACGTAAGACCATTTTTAAAAAACATGTTAAAAGAATTAACTGACATTTTTTCCGAACAAAAATTAAGTTTAGAATATTTGGGATTTGACTTAAACAAGTGAATATTTAATAAAACAGACGAGAGAAATATATCATATGAACAAAAACTTTGACTACTTAGGAAACACATTCCAAATCCAACTTTTAAACCAACTTATTGTAAATAAAGAATTTTCAACATCAATTATGGATGTTATTGAAACGACATATTTTGATAATAAATA